ATCGTATGCTTCGGGTTGACCGTCATGGTAACCGTCAGACAGGTGGTGACATTGCAGTTGACCTCCGTGATGGTAACTTTGACCCTTTCCTTGAGAGTGCTCTCCAGAACACTTGGTCAACTGATACCCTCAAGGTTGGTAGTACACCTAAGTACTTCTCCATTGAAGATGCTGCTAACGACATTGCTCAGTATCGTGTATTCACTGGTATGTCTGTATCTAGCATGTCTGTCAGCATTGCTCCTAACCAGATGGTAGCTACAACCTTCTCCATGATTGGTAAGGATATGACTATCAGTGGCACAGGTAAGACTGTAGATGATGCTACTATTGCACAGCCCTTTGACGCTTATTCTGGTGATGTGAACATTGGTAACGTGGGTGGTGCTACTGCATCTGCTATCGTCACTTCGATTGACTTCTCCATTGATAACGCTATGGCACCTACTTTTGTTGTGGGTGATGATGCTACACCTTTCCTTGAGACTGGTATGGCTACAGTGGAAGGCACCTTTACAGCTTACTTTGAAGATGCTGCACTGATTAATCGCTTCATCAACGAGACTGAGACTGCACTGAATGTTTCTGTAGATGATCCTACAGGCTCTAACGCTTACACATTCACATTCCCCAAGATCAAAATCAATGGTGCAGACGTACCTGTGGATGGTCAGACCAGCCGTATCATTACTCTGCCGTTTGTTGCACTGTATGATAGCACTTCTGGCACCAACATCCAGATTGATCGTACTGCCTAACTAATCCCCTCGTGGGCTAGGTGGGGGAGGCTAGTCGGGTGGCTTCTCCCACTGATAAACTACACACCCGACTATCAATCAAAACCCGATCAAAACATTTAAGGAAAACCCCGACATGGACCTTTCTAACATTGTCCCCCAATCAGACGAAATTGAAGTCACCCTCAAGTATCCCGGTACTCAGAATGTACTAGAGAACGATGACGGTACCCCAATGACTATCTCCCTCTATGCTCCCCACACTAAAGAATACAAAGCTGTGGTGTATGAGCAAGCTAACAAGCGTATCAAAGAGGGCAAGCAAGAATTTAGTATTGAGGCTTGGGAGGAATCCTCTACAGACCTCCTCATTAAGATTACTAAAGATTGGAACATCACCTTTGGTGGCTCTAAGCCTAAGCTAACTGAGAAGAAGGCCAAAGAAGTGTACACCTCTAAAGCAGGTTTCTGGATTGCGGAACAACTGCAAGAAGGTATTAACTCCTTTGAAACTTTTATTCAAGCCTGAGTGACCAGCTATGTGATTGGGCTGAACATGAGTTCTCTTTGAATAAGGCTGATAAGAATGGCGTAACTGAGAGAGAACACTTAGAGCAAGTAAGGAAACAGACCGGATATGCACCTGAAGGACTAGAGAACAGCACAAAGTTCCCTAACCTCTTGTCGCATGTCTGGTCTTTCTTTTTGCAGCTACACCAATCACGAACTATGGGCTTCTCAGGCCCCAATCCGATTACTTACTCAGAGATGGAATCTTGGGTAAACCTAACCAACAATAAGTTACATCCTTACGATGTTGGTATTATCAAAAGACTAGACTCCCTTTATATGCAGGTACAAAATGGCTGATTTAGAATTTGTAGCAGACTTTACTGACCTTCAGCTTATGCGTCGGGAACTCGTGGGGGTTGCTAAAGATGCTAAACAGTCTGCTGGTGTGTTTGAACGTGAGTACAACAGAGTTGAAAAGCAACTGAACCGAACAGCTAAGGCTAACCAAAATTACTTTAACAGTGTTCTTGGGGTAGATAGGGCGGTTAAAAGTGCCTCTGCGTCAGCAAGCGTATTTGAGCGCGAGTTAAACCGCAAAGAAAAGCAACTAGTACAAACTACTAGGGCAACTAGTGATGCAGCAGCAGCAGCGCAAAGGTTGGCAGCAGCGCAAAGGATGGCTGGTAAAGATACAAACCGTTTCGGTATGTACGCACAGCAAGTAGGTTATCAGGTTGGTGACTTTTTTGTTCAGGTGCAATCTGGTACCAATGCTATGGTGGCTTTCGGTCAGCAGGGTACTCAGTTGGCTGGTCTTTTGCCCGGTCTTGCTGGTGCTATTGTAGGTATTGGTTTGTCGCTGGGCACTATGCTTGGTGGTATGTGGATGCGTACCAGAACTGAGATGCAGGATACCGAGAAGGTTGTAAACGACCTCCGAGAAGCTCTAGAGATGTTAGAGCAGATAGACCTTAGTAATGCCACAAGCCAAGTCTCTCAGTTCGCAGCACAAGCTACCTACAAGTACAGTATCCTACTCGAAGAAATACGTAAGGTTGCAGAGGAAGAACGTGCCCGTGGTTTCTCAACTATCCTTGACAGCTTTGCGCCTACTGCTGAAATAGAAAAGCGGCGAAAGTCTATTGAGCAAATGGTTAAACTTGCTAATGATGCAGGTATGGAAACTAATGCCAACATTGAAACTCAAAAACGACTGCTACAAGATCAGGTAAAAACTAGGGAAATCCTCTTAGGTATTGAAGGTAAGACACGCCAAGAGACTGCTGAAAACTTAAACAATGCCTTAGCTCTTCTTAGAACTAATGGACTGCTTACCCCAGAGTTAAGGACTCAATTAACAACTTTTGCAGAGCAATCTGGTCTTATCTCTGCAATGCAGTCTGATATGGAGGATGTAACAAGAGAGATTGAGGAATCAAAGAAAGAGGCTAGTTTCCTATCTGAAGTGTTCGATAACATGAGTATAAGCCACTTGTTAGGGCAGTTCGACAGTCTTAGTGGGAAAGTAAAAGGTATTTTAGAGCAAGCTAACAGTAGGCTTGGTATTATGATATTTGGTGGGGGTACTCTTACAGGTGTGTTGGGTAGTATGCCCGGTATGACTATGGGGAGAGGGATGACCCCAGATGATGTTGTACTTCCACCCGGCTTAAAACCCGGTATGACTACAGGTGCACCCTTATCTGTGTTTCAAGACCTCTTACCCCCTGCGCCCTATGGTACGTCTACGGGTTCTTCTGGTGGCTCAGGCGGCGCTGTTAAAGAGCAAGAGGATTATGTAGGTAAACTTCTAGCTGAAGCTGAACAGAAGCGTAAACTTATTGGTCTCTCTGAAGAGGAGACCCGTAGGCAGGAAATCCTCTATCAGCTTAAAGAGAAGGGCCTTCCTACAGATGACAAGCGTATCGAACAGATCATCCAAATGGAAGCTGAAACCCGCAAGTTGATGGAAGCTGAACAGCAACGTGAACAACTTATGCAGACTGTGACAAGTAATATCGAAAGTGCTTTCATGTCTGTTGTAGATGGTTCTAAGTCTGTTGAGGATGCTTTTAGAGGTATGCTCCGTAATATCATCCTTGCAGTATATCAACAGCAAGTGGCTCAACCTGCTGCTACAGCTATTGGTAATCTTGCAGGTAAGATATTCAACTTCGATGGTGGTGGCTTTACTGGTTATGGTTCCCGTAGTGGTGGCCTTGACGGTAAGGGTGGTATGATGGCTATGGTACACCCCAATGAGACAGTTATTGACCATACTAAAGGTCAGTCTATGGGGTCTGTACAGGTAGTTAATAACTTCAATATCGCAGCAAATGGAGATGAATCAGTGAAGCGTATTATTCGTGGTGAAGTACCTCGTATCACTGAGGCTACTAAGGCTGCTGTAGTAGATGCAAAACGTAGAGGTGGATCATATGGAAGGAGCTTCTAATTGGCTATAGTATATCCTATCAGTACACCTACAGACATTGGTATTGCTCAGATTGACTTGGGTGCTACTAATGCTGTAGCTGTGTCTAAGTCACCATTTACGTTTGCCACTCAGGTACATGCCTACAGTGGTGAGATGTGGTCTGCTAATGTGACTATCCCTACAGTGCGTAGAGACCTTGCTGAACCTTGGGTGGCTTTCCTTATGTCACTTAGGGGTCAGTTTGGTACCTTCCTGTTAGGTGATCCTAATTGTACCTCACCCCAAGGAACAGCTACAAGTGCCACTATCACAGGCTCTCTTGGTGACCGTAGTGTTACTGTAGCTATGACTGGTACTCTTAAAGCTGGTGATTACTTTCAGTTAGGTTCTGGTGCTACAGCTAAACTACATAAAGTACTTGTAGATAAAACAGGTAATGGCACACTAGAGATATGGCCTGCTTTGAGAGATGACTACACAACAGCTACAGCTACTCTTACTAATGCTAAGGGTGTCTTTAGGTTAGCTGCAAACCAAACTAATTGGGGTATTGGCTCTAACAGTGCCTACTCTATTCAATTTGAAGCAATGGAAGACGTATAACAATGTCCAGAACAGTTCCCTCAGCTATTCTTACAGCACTAGCTCAACCCGAAGTGGAACCTTTCTACGCTGTTGAGATTGACCTTGACAGTGGGCCACTACGCTTATGGACAGGTTATGGTGATCGGACTATTGAAGGTAACACCTACACAGGTGGTGGCACCCTAATGAGTATCGAAGGTCTTGAAGAAGTAGCTGACTTATCTGCTAAAAACATTACTCTTACTCTTAGTGGTATGCCAGCAGAGGTTATCTCCCTAGCCCTACAAGAGCCTTATCAGAGACGTAAGGTACGTGTGTTATGGGGAGTACGAGATGTCTCTGACTTTGTAGAAGTATTCTCAGGCTCTCTTAACCAGATGGTAATTGAGGACTCTGCTGAAAGTGGCACTATTAGTGTTACCGTAGATAGCAAACTTGTAGAACTAGAAAGAGCCTCCAACCGTAGATATACTTCAGAAAGTCATAAGGCTAGATACCCCAGTGATACATTCTTCGACTTCGTTGCAAAAATCCAAGATAAACAAATCGTGTTTGGTAGATAATCTTCCTCAATACCTAAAGTCAGTTAAGGATACTCCTTTTAAGTGGGGACACCAAGACTGTCTTATATTCACTAATAATGCTTGGAGAGAGATGTATGGGTATGGATGGGCAGACGATTGGCTTGGCAGATATATGGATGGTGTTAGACCGCTTTCTAGGAAAGAACTCCAAGAAGAGTATGGCTACAGAACCTTCACAGAAGCCGTAGATCAGCGTCTTACACGTATTGACTACCTACCGCCCAGAGGTTCTCTAGTTGCCACTCGTAAGGCTCGTAGGTGGGCTATAGGCAATGCTCTAGGTATCTCTGTGGGCACCAAGGCTGCATTTGTAGCTAAAGATGGAATTGTCTACCACCCGATTGAAACAATAGATAAGGCTTGGATAGCAGGATGAAGCGTCAAGAACCGTTCAACGTACTTAGGAACCCTAACTCTTGGAGTAATGCTCCGAGGGCTGAGACTATTGCTTTTGCTATCCTTGCAGCTACAGGTATTACTGCTACAGGAACGGCCATTGCGGTTACGACAGCCTTAGTATCTGTAGGTTTATCCCTAGTCACGTCTTGGGCTGTATCTGCCCTCACTCCTGCACCACCCACACCTAAGCAAAGCCTTCTAGTCAACGCTCGTGAAGCTGCTGCACCTCAAGAGTTCATTTATGGGGAAGTACGCAAGGGTGGTGTAGTCACTTATCTTGAGAGTACCAATGGTAATGACGTTCTTCATCAGATTATTACTTTAGCTGGGCATGAAGTAGAAGAAATTGTTGATGTCTATGCTAATGATGAGATTCTAACTTTAAGTAATGATGCGTATAGTTTTAATGGTCGTGAGGGTGCTGGTTGGGTAACTACCTCTAAGTGGGGTGACTCTGATGATGGCCCTGAGATGCGTATCTTATACCACACAGGTAGTCAAACTTCGATCAATAGTACTTTTGCTAACTCCTCTAGCGCAACTCTTAATAACACTTTGGGTGCGGTAACGGCAAACTCTATTGGTAATCTTGTTGGTAATGGTGTAGCTTACCTTTACGTGCAGTATGTATATAACCAAAGTGTGTACGCTAATGGCCTACCTTTAATCACTGCTAAGGTTAGGGGCAAGAAGGTGTATGACCCACGCACTACGTCTACAGCTTACTCTAATAATGCTGCCCTTTGCGTAAGAGATTACCTAACAAGTGCTTACGGATTAGATGATGATGAGATAGACGACACCGTATTCTCTGCTGCTGCCAATACTTGTGATGAGAGTGTATCCCTAGCAGGTGGCGGAACTGAAGACAGGTACACTATTAATGGTGTAGTTAAGGCAGATCAATCTCATGGTGATGTCCTTCAAGAGATGACTACAGCCTGTGCAGGTACTCTCTTCTGGGGTGCTGGTAAATGGAAGTTGCAGGTTGGTGAGTATAATGCCCCCACTAAAACTCTTACTCTTGATGATCTCCGTTCCCCTATCACACTGACTACAAGGACTAACCTTAGGGACCAGTTCAACATTGTCCAAGGGGTGTTTACGGATGCAGAAAATGGTTTTATCGCTGCTGACTACCCACCACTCAAGGGAACTACCTTCATTTCTCAAGATGGTGGTGTAGAGCAACCTTTGAACCTAGACTTACCCTTTACCACAAGTTCAGCTACAGCACAACGTCTAGCTAAACTCACCCTCTTTCGTGGTCGTGAGCAAATGACTTTTAGTGCTGACTTTGGGCTTAATGCTTTTGATGTAGAGGTTGGTGAGATTGTCGCTCTAACCATTGATCGTTATGGTTGGACTGAAAAAGAGTTTGAGGTTGTTGGTTGGCGCTTCGGTGCTAATGATGAAGCTGGTGACCTACGTATCACCTTAACTCTAAGGGAAACTTCGGAAGAAGCCTTTGATTGGTTGGCTGAGGAATCTGCCATTATTGCTAATGATAGTGACCTCTTAAGTTATGACTTTGTCCCTAATGTTAGTATTCCATCAGATCAAATTGTAAGTGAAGTCAGGATCATTAGGGAAAAGGTCACAGACGTTATTGAGATTGCAGTTACTACAGGTAATTCCGATTTTGTAGACTATGTTGAAGTTCAATACAAAGCAACCGGAGCAACTGACTGGAAGCATCTTGGCACAGGTCAGATTGGTATCTTTGAGTTGATTGACCCAGAACCCGGTTCTTACCAGTTTAGAGCACGTCCTGTCAACAACTTTGGCTACAAGGGCACTTGGGTAGAAACTGCGTCTATCCCAACGGCTGGTTCAGCTATTCCTCCCAGTGATGTCTCTGGTTTGTTCTATGAGGTTAATGCAGGTAGTACTACCTTGGAGTGGGAACCTATAACAGACTTAGACCTTTCATACTATAGGATTAGGCACTCCATTGCTACATCAGGTGCAACTTGGGCAAACTCTACAACTGCTGTAGATAAGGTTCCACGTCCCGGCACTTCTGTGTCTCTACCCACTAGGTCAGGCACTTACCTTATTAAGGCTTACGACAAGACAGGACTATCCTCAGAAAATGTAGACACTGTAGTTATACCCAGTAATGAGGTTCCTTCCTACACAACAACTCTAACTCAAACAGATTCTACTACATTTAGCGGTACAAAAACTGGATGCTCTGTTACCTCATCCACACTAAGGATAACTGACCCCTCTACAGGCCCTTCTGAGGCTACCTATGACTTCTCTACTTACATAGAGACTTCTGACAGCACAGCTAGGTTAGTTAGGGCTAGGGTTGACGCTGGTGTTCAGAGGATAGATAATAGTGCTGGACTGTTTGACGACCTACCGGGGCTGTTTGATGAGTTACCGGGGCTGTTTGATGACTTTACTGGGAGCGCACAGTTTGCAGACACAAACCTTCTGTTCTACATCTCAACCACTGAGGATGACCCTGCTGGTACCCCAACTTGGAGTGCATACAAACAATTCAGGGCAGGGGAGTTCTATGGAAGAGCCTTTAGGTTCAGAGTTGTTCTAAAGTCTACTTCTGATAACGTAACACCAGCTATCACTTCTCTCTCAGCAATAGTGGAATACAACTAATGGCACAAAGCGATATTAATGTAGGGAACCAAACGGCTCCTCTTTTCAGAACTGACTTAAACAATGCCTTAGAGGCTCTGGCTACTAACTCTAGCGGAACTTCTGCCCCAAGCACATTGTTCGGGTATATGTTCTGGTATGACAGCACAAACAACATACTCAAACTAAACCTAAGTGGAACTTGGGTGTCTATAGGGAAATTTGACACAGGTTCTAATACATTTCTGCCCTATATAGGCTCCACCCAAATAACTGCACTCCTTGATGAGGATACACTGTCTTCAAATAGTGCAACTGCGGTAGCTACCCAACAAAGCATTAAGGCTTATGTAGATAACAACGGGGTTGGCAAGTCTCAGACGTGGCAAGATGTCAAAGCCTCAAGGTCTGTGGGTACATCATACCAAAACACAACCGGAAACCCAATATATGTTAATATCCAGAACAGTGGTTCGATTGACGGGGAATCTGTTCAGGTCTCCCAAAATGGTAGCACTTGGGTAACCCTAGCTGTAATTGACGCAGACACAGACGCAACCAATATCTCGTTTGTTGTTCCAAATGGACACTACTATCGGATAACCGGAACTGGAACTGTCGGCTACTGGTCAGAACTAAGGTAAGGGATAAGATAATGTATAAACTCTCTCAACGCAGTATGCAGAACCTATCAGGAGTACACCCTGACTTGATTGCTGTAGTTAAACGGGCTATCCAGATCACTGAACAAGACTTTAGTGTTATTGAGGGAGTTCGTAACATTAACCGACAGCGTGAACTTGTAGCTAAGGGTGCATCTACTACTATGAACTCTAGGCACCTTACAGGACATGCTGTAGACCTAGCACCTTATCCTATTAACTGGGACTGGGAATACTTCTACCCCATTGCGGATGCTATGATTACCTCTTGCAAGGAGTTGGATATTCCGTTAAGATGGGGTGGAAACTGGGCTGTAAAAGACCTCCGTGATTGGGAAGGCAACGCTAAGGAGCTAAACCATTCCTATACTGGTAGTTTTGCAGACGGCCCACACC